TTCATCGCTGTTTGGGTCAAACCCCTCGTCCTCGATGAGCCCTTGGTGGATGGCGAAGGCAGCGGTCGTCATGACCCGGTCCTCGCCAAACCACGTGTTTTTCTGAGCCCAGCCCTGCGCTTTGGGGTCGGGCTTGGCCTGCTGCGGCTGCGGCGTCGCAGCGGCGGGAGCCTGCTGCTGGGGAGCCTGTGCGCGCTCGGTCTGCAGACGCTGGTCCTGATCAGCCCGAGCCTTGGCGTTGTTATAACGCTGCTGCTCAATAGCTAAATTAGACATTGCCATCTGCGCCTCGGCCATGCGGTCGGGGTCGCCGGCCTCATAGGCTTCTTTGTACGCGCGCTTTGCGGCATCAGTCTGCGTCTGCAAACGGGTGCCGTATTCGGAGAGATATCCGGTGTCGAGCTGCTGCATGCGGCTCTTCAACTTCTTATTCTCCTCAAGAAGCTGCTGGGACAAACGGACAGCTTCTTCGCGGTCGCGCTCCTCTTTGCGATACTTCTCAGTCAGGCGCTTGATACGGCTCTGGACGTTCTTGCTGTACTCACCCAGCTCGTCCTCTGAACCACCGGCCTCAGGTTCCGCGGTTTGCGGCTCGAGCCGCTCTTCCGTCTCAGACTCCGTGGCCTCGATATCGCGTTCGTTATCTTGCTGCTCTTCGGTCATATCTGTGTCCTCAAACCTGCTTGACGTCATCCGGCTCCACGATCGTAGCAATGACCTCATCATCATTGATGATGCGGACTTCGCCACCGTCGATCTTGAAGCGGGATCCAGAGTACCGGCCGATGCAGACCCACTGTCCTTCGGCACACCAAGGCGCGCAGTCAGGGCCAAACTTGTTGGGGTCTTTGTAGGCCAGCGGCCCAACCCGGAGTACATAGGCAACAGTTGTCGCCACGGATTCGCGTTCGCGAACTTCGTCCGGAATGTGCAGGCCGCCCGTAGTCGTCGCGCGTCCTTGGTACGGCATAACCAAAACCCGCCAGCCGGTGGGCTGCGGGAGACGGTCAAGCAGAGGTTTTTCGATGAGAGAGGGATCTAGGACCCGATCCTTGGGCTCCACATACGCGCTATCCAAAGAACTGCTAGGGGCGTCTGACCCCTGCCGATCCTTTTTGATTTTCTGCGCGAGATGTTCAGGAAGATATAATGTCTTCGACATCGTCTGCGTTTTTCTCCAGCAGGGCTCTAAATTCTTCCCGCGCGTAAGTGAGGCCCCGTATCTCACCTACCAAGGATTGGTACTGCTCCCAGTCTTTGGCAGCACCACTTGCGAGAGCGTCTGCGATATCTTGCTCGCGCTCTCGCAATCTTTTGTATACGACCCGGGCAAAGTCAACAACATCCATCAAAAGTTGTCCCGATACTTTTCCTGTGTTTCGGAAACCATCGGGCCGCCCTCGGCCCATGAATCGCAGGTGTTTTCAGCTTCGCACACAAACTTGAAGATCTGGCAGTAGCCCAATGGGGGACTTTCCATGTCGTCGTCCAGACCGAGACACTCAAGAATGTCCTCGGTTTGATTGTACGCCGCGCAGTTACCACAGACCTGATCCATGCGAAAAGCCGCGCCGGTGTTCGGCTCTCGGTAGTTCGCCTCGTCCACCGCAACCTGACGGTTCTCTGCGTTCAGCTCTTCGTCCTGCGTGGGCAGCGGACAGCTGTTGCCCTCTTCCGTCTCTTCGTACTCATCGACGGGGATGGCGCCGTCCGGCAGCAGGCTGATTACGATCGTCGCCATCAGAACTCTCCGCGAAAGCCTTTGCCGCTCGTCTGGGCCATGCCGCAGCCGCGGACCATGCCACCATCGGCGAACATCTGTGCCTCACGCTTAGAAGCGCGGTTGCCGCGCTCAATCGCACGGCCGGCCTCAAACTCTTCCGCTTTGTCGCGCGGACGCATGCGGGGACGGATCAACTCTCCGGTCAGAGCCTTGGTTGTGCTCTCATCCGCTTCCGGACGCATGCGGGGACGCATAGATCTATTAGGCATGGCGGTTCTCCTTTTGTGCAAATGTACAGCAAGAAGATCGTTAAAACCAGTAACGAGTGTAAGAGTGATAACAGTGCAGTCGGCCAAAGATGTATGTCCAGATCTTCCAGAAACGGCTTTGGTCCTGCAGCCGCCACGCACGAGAACATAAGGACTCGGACGTGTCCTCAAAGATCATGTCATGAACGACCCGACTCAGTCTGGTAACGTACCGCATATCCGTTTGTTTGTCTCGTTGTGCACGATGATGTCCACCAACAGTGTACGATCATTTCGCAACAACCACGAGACGGTTTCATCAGTATCAAAGTATAGCGGCGATGCGATATCACAGTAGCTGTCAGTCGCGAGACTTGCGCACCCACTCGTTAGCCCGGTCAGCAAGACTAGTATCACCAAGGCTTTCGATCTCATCTTCAACTTCCTTTGCTGCGCGGACATCGTCCAAGCGTTTCTCATTAATCTTGTTGCGGGTGCGATCAATCCCACGTTGTACGCCACTGGCGTATATGCCAACGACGCCGAGAATGAACGCGGCGCCGATGAACAGGTAGAGTTGAATACGGGCACCAAGCATCAATGGAGTCCGTCAGCCCATTTCTTCAGGCGCTCGCGCATAATCCAGAGGCCCATCAGGACGACAACCCCGCCAAAAGCTATAGCAATAAGCTGCGTTGTGCCCTCAAGCATAGCGACGGAACTGACAGCGGCACCGGCACCGGAGGCGATCTGTATGGCGGACGCCTGCACTGTGGTGGACTGAGCGGCCGAAGTGCGCGGCGCAGGGGTCGGGCGATTGTTCAGCCAGTTGGTAACGCGGAAGCACGGGCAAGCCTTGTTGGCGTATTCGTTGTGGCCGCTGATCTTGGTGATGTTGTGGCGATCTTTGATATCGCGGATCAACTGGCGCAGCGATGCATCTTGCTCAGGCGTGAAGTTGTCCTGAAACTTGTCATCATTGCTGCCGCCGTGGCCGCCAAACAGGCTGACCCCGATGCTGTTGGCGTTGTGATCTTTCACATGCGCCCCAACTACGCTTTCATCGCGACCTTTTACGACAGTGCCATCGCGGTCGATCAGCCAGTGGTAGCCGATATCTTTCCAACCACGGTCAAGATGCCATTGACGGACCTCCCGCGTCTTCTCCTCAGTCGAGCGGTCCGACCACCAATCGGGTCGCGTTGCAGTGCAGTGTACGACGATCTCATTGATATTGCGCATTAGAAAACTCCTTTGAATACATTGGCTCGTGGCGAAGAGCTAAAGCGGGACTGAACCACCCCACCCTCCGCCATTTTCTTTTTCTTGCCGGCCTTGGACAGGGCGATAGCTACGGCCTGATCGCGAGGCTTGCCGGCAGCCATCTCAGTGCGGATGTTGCTGCTGATGACATCCTGCGACTTACCTTCCTTGAGGGGCATTTCGATTCCTCATCATTGCGTTCTCGCGTTGCGCTTCGATGCGCTCCCGGTTAACGGCTGCGCGCTCCTCGGCGATGTCTTCTTGGCTCTCGATCCGAGCAGCGTCGGTTGCAGCGCGCTGCTGCATCTTGGCTGCTTCCATGGCGATCTGAGCTTGGTCCTCGGTCTGCTTGCGCTGCAGATCCTGCTGCTTAATGGCCAGTTCCTGCATGCGGATCTGTACGAGCGGGTCGGACATCGGATCTTGGCCCGTGGGCACCAGCTCCGCGATGACCTGCTGCATAAGCTGCATCTGCTGCATGGAGACCAGCTTCTCGATCTCGGCCGGGTTCTGCATCTGCATTTGGATTTCCATAATCTGCGCCTGCGCAGCCATGGGGTCCACGCCACCAGTCTGGGCCAGCATCTGTAGCTGGCTGACCAAGCCTTGGATCTCCTGCATAACCATCTGCCGTGCCTTCTGGGACACGTGCTCCATGATGTGGGCGTAGAAGGTGCCCATGACCTGCGGAGACGTCATCACCAGCGGGGTCTTCATGAACATCATGTGGATCCGGATGTGGACGTCATGGTCCTGATCCGGGAAGGTGTTCAGGATCTCACCCATAAGCGCCCGCGCATTCTCAACCGCGGGGTCCAGCGGTTCGGGCTGGGGCGGCGGAGGCAGGATCTCTTCGATGTTCTGCACCTCGAGCGCCTGATACATCCGGCGATACGCTGCATGCAGGTTATGCATCTGCGGATTGGACTGTGCCAACTGCAACTGCGTCTGCGCCAGAGTAACACGCTGAGCCATCGAGAAGATGTTTGGATCCGATACCGGAACGACATCAACACGCTCGTCAAAGTCTTGCGCCTTAATCGTGCGCTCGGCGCCAGCAACATCATACGGGTATTCCGGAGGCAGATTGTCCCGGAAGATGCGGGCCAAGATCCGGAACTCGATCTTCTGCGCGTAGTGCAAGCGCTTGTGGATCGCCGACATGACCTTCATGCCGCGCTCAAGCAGCGCAACAGTCGTGCCGACCGGAGCCTCTTGGTTCATGTTGCTGGTCTGCTGATCAGCCAGCGACACAAACCGGCGGCCGCCGTCAATCAGTGCTCCGAGCAACTGGGCCAAAGTTGCCGAAGGTTCCTTGTACGGCAACGGGATAATCGAATCCCTGATGCTGCCGCCCGGAGTGTCAATGTCCCGCCACTCGCCCGGTTGCAACGGTTCGTCGTTATTACGAACGCGCACACCACGGGCCTTGAAGCCTGCGGGCAAGTTAGCCAACGTCCCGGCATCAATAAGCTGACGCAGGATGCTGGTCGCCGCGCGGCCAAGGCCCCCAATCATGTGGATCAGGCCAAACCCGTAGAAGCCTAGACCCGGCATGAACTTGTAGTGGACAAAGTACTGCCGCTTGCGCGCCAGATCAGAGCCCTCGTCGTAGTTGCGACGGATCGACAGCACCTGACCGGAGCCCTCGTCGATCGTCACAATGTAGGGAAGCTGGATGCCCGTCGGCTCGCCTTCCGGCGACATGTCCTCAAAGCCCTCGAGGTCCAAATCGACATGCATCTCAAGCAGGGTAAACACATCATCTGTGTACGATTTGCTCGTACCTTGGATCTCGTCCACCTTTTCGCGAACAGTGTCGGAATCACCCTCGTATTTTGAGAGTTCAACGTCGCGGTAGAACCCGGCAACCTGCAGCTTGCGGATCTCATTGGCATCCATCCGCAGCACATGCGTTACGCGCGGCGCGGTCTGTAGGTCAGTGGCCGAGTACGGCACAACCAAGTCCTGCGCCGGAACGAACTTAGCAACCGCGCGCTGGCGGGCCTCGTCAAAATAAACCTTCTTGAAAGTCGAGCCAGACAGCGGGAGATAGAACAAGAGCTGATCCATATCCGGATCATATTCTTCCATCACCTCGGTGATCTGGTAGTTCATGAAGTGCTTGACCCGCGAAGCTTGCTCCTCGCGCGCTTGGTCCTGTACGCCCATAACTTGCGTCTGGACCGGGCCGCCGGCAGGCAGCAGTTCCTTGTACGCCTGTGCTTGGAACTGGGTCACGCTCTCCGCAATCAGCGGGTGCGTGACGCCGGAAGCGCCCTCGAAAGGCTGGCTCCGTTCTTCGTACCGCACGCCCAGCTGATCTAGGCCCTTGGTGTACCCTTCTTCCCACTCGGACCGGGAAGACAAGTCGTCCTCATACGCACCTTGCAACTCGGTTGAGATCTCGCCGAGATAGCCCTCGTCCAAGAACTCCGCGAGGTTGGCGTTGTGCGGGATCAACTCTTCCGAGCTCATCTCTTCCATTGCCGCGGCCAGCGCTTGAATGATCGCGCCGCCCTGACCATCGTCGGTGACGGCTGCGCCGCCTTCGAAGTTCTCGGGTGCAAGGACAGAGACGTCAACCGCGGACGGGTCCATCGCACCACCGGCCGGAGCCATGGCTGAATCTACGAGTGAGCCCATCGGGCGGGGTGGCAAAGCCATCAGTAGTACTCCCGTTTACGAGGCATGTACTCTTCCTCGTTGTCCTCGCCCTCAAGAGCGATCAGGCCGCCCTGTCGAAAACGCATAAGCGCCAACGTCATGCTATCACAAAAGTCGTCGTGTTCACCATTCGGAAACGAAGCGATCTCTTCGATGACTTCATCAGAGAACTTCTTGTCTTCCGGGGCCCACACAAGACCGGCTTCGAATAGCGGCGATACCATATGCATTCTTGTTGTCTTATCTACACCACCACCGCCCGCGCGTCTACCGGGCGAAAACCCAAGCACAGGAATGCCCCGCGCGCGAAGCTCGTCCATGAGCGGTCCGCCGGTGGCTTTCTTCTCGATGATGACCATGTCGGGGTCCCAGTACTGGCACTCTTCGTAGGCCACCTCTTTCAGCTCGGGAAAGTTCCACCGCCCGCGGCGCGCGTCCAGCAGGATGATGTTGTCGGGTCCGCCCTCTTCCGGCTCGAAGATACCCCACGTCGTAATGGCCGAGTAGTCCGCCGTCTCCTTTTTCGAGAACGCGGTATCGTAAGCCTGCAGGATATACTTCAGGGGAGGGATGTCCTCCTTCTCCCACATGTTCCACCACTCGCGCTTGACGATCGCGGACTCTGTAGCCGTGGGCTGCTGCTGCCACTGCGCGGACCATTTCTGGACAGGCAGCGAGGCTTTGATCGACAGCAGCGCATCTTTGTCCCAGAACTCCGGCCAGAGCGGATCGCCGCTGGGCATGATGGCCGGGAACTCCACGACCTCCCACTGGTCCGACATCGTGTCGCTGGATTGCGCCGCCAGCAACCGGCCGGTCAGGTCCTTCTTTCCCCAGCGCGTCATCACGAGGATGATTGCACCACCGGGCTGCAGACG